TAAGCAACAATTGCAGTAACATTTGTAGCAACCGCTGTCACCAATACAAGTAAAATATCGTGGTTATCTTTTGGAATGTCGAAATGAACAAGTGCGCCTATAGAAACACCAAGAATAAGAACCACCAGTATTGCTACAACCGCACCTGTTCTATTCAAAAGCTTTCTACTATTATCCGCTGTCATTAACTGAGAACCAAACTTACCGTAAAATCCCCGGAATCATCACTTGTAACTGTTACAATTGCTGAATCAGTATGACTAAAGCTACCACGAGTACCAGTCCCTGTAATCGTACAAGTACCAACCCCCTGCGGAGTGAGTACGCCGGTTATCTGTTGAACTGCACAAACACCCGAATTATCTGAGTCATATGAAACACCAACACCAGAAGCTGGTGTACCATCCAAATTCAAACAATTAAGAACTGCTTTATGTGAATTATCACCCATTACAATTGAAAGTGAACCACTCATACTATTAATCTCCAAACAACAAAAGAAATTTTCCAATTTAACCCAATGCCTAAGCCTTCTCAGCCAACCCACTATTTAACACTCCACATCATCCCTGCTCGTTCAAGATTCAGTAATCTCTCACTTACTTCATGTTGTATTTCTACTGACCGCTCCATTTGGCTCTTCAATGAATTAACAGCGATAGTTAAATCCTCAATTGCTGTTTCATATCGCTCATGTTTATCATTCCATAGGGGGAATGAACCTGAAACATGCTTCTCTAAGTCTCGGATGCGTGCTTCGTGATCGAACCCACCAGTATCACTTAATTCTAACTTCCTTATCCGTGTTTCATGGTCAAGGTGTGTTTCTTTAGGAGAACGTACAAATTGAGAAAAAATCACACCCACAAAACCAAAAATAGTTGTAAATAATGTAATAATAGGTATATCAAAATTCATTAGCTGGAACTCCATTAATACCAGCTAAAAGTGCGCCATCTCTTAATTGTTGTTCGCTAAAATATAGACTAAATGACCCCTGTTCCTGTGTAGTCATTGCTTCAACTAAAGGCTTCACATCAACCCAGTTAGTTAAATCAAGTACGTCACTATCTAATCTGCCCATTCTAGCACATACTGCATTAATATATCCTTCAGTATCGTTATTATCCTCTGGCGGCGCCCAACGATACACAAGCGCACGAATAGTATTAATTCCATCATTCACACAAATATTCTTAAAATCTTTACATGCCGCACGAAAACCATACTCAGGTGTTCTAAACTTAATAAACACATGATCTGATTGATCATCAGCCATACCAACCCACTTAATATCTGAATGTTCCATATTCAATGGGTTATTCAACCCTACTCCACGAGGTACAGTCATGCTACACCTGCCAAATCCCTAACGGCTTCCAAATACAACACAGTACTACCATCAATAAACAAAGTAGACCAAGTACCTGATCTTACTGCGGGGATCTGGTGGGTAACATTCTTAATATTGACAAACTCCTGAACATTTGGAGTAGTAGCAGTGTTAGTTACCGGAACAGTACCACTTGTACCCGATAGTGCAGTCATTAACAAACTAGTAGTACTACCACCAGCAACCGAGGCTACCTTGTTCTCAGAACCCGAAACAGTGCCGATATAAACATTATAACCTGTCGCACCTGTCACAACTGCCCAATGTGCTGTAACAGTAGAAAGGCCGCCACCAGAAGTGGTGATGCTCTTCTCATTTGACCCAATAGTTTCACCATTCGCATTAACAGCAGTAACCTTAAGGAAGTAAGTATTATCTGCAATCGTACCACCTGTAGCTGCAGTAGTAGCATTCGCTTGTACTGGCGCTGAAAGAGTGTTACCCGTCTGATTCATAAAGAACATCCCTACATCAGAAAGGCTATACCCCATATTACCAAGAACATCAGCAGGCGATTCAAGTAATGTGAAAGTAAACGCAGATACAGTGCCATATCTACCAAAAGTCAATGTACTAGGATTAATAAAACGATTAAGTGCGTTAAAATTGATAACAATAGGTTTTTTACCAGAACCTGTATCAGTGAATGCCCCAAATAACGGCCCTGCATTCTCAACACCGGGGCGAATTCCTGCAACCAAGTTCCTAAAATCACCCTCAATCACAAAACTAGCGGGGCTACCTTCATTAACATATACTGTAGATGTAGTAGTACCAACTACAGCAAATAGCACCTGCGCAAGATTTAATTGCCTAATCACCCCTGCTACAGCAACATTAACTATATTAGACTTAATATTCTCAATACTCACTGTGCAATCTCCCAAAAAAGTCACGCACGAAAATACCTGCTACTAGAGCAGACTGCGAAGTAAATCCGAGGGTTGTGTCCAAGCATGATCTACGGCCAACGGGGTAGGGGATGCCTTCAAAAACCGCCTAGGACCGCCGCCATTGCGCGATCGCTGTCGGGTTAAGGCTCGTGGCATCTCACGCGCAGCGAGCGCGAGCCGTATGCTTAGAACGAAGGCAAATAACACACTTCGATTTCTAATGCAAGAAGTATTTTCTCAAGTGCACCAGGCGAAAATCAGCCCAGTCAATTTCCATGCCATATAAAACAAAAGCCCTAACTTCTGTTAGGGCTAAAGGGGCTAAGACTAGCTTTCATTCGCTGTTGCGTCGCATAGACTTTTTTTAGTCTACCCCATTTATTGCTTCACAGCAATCGCTCTCAAATACTACTACCTGCTTACGCAGAACATTTCACTGCTCTTAAGCATACCTAAACTTCTTCTCCTCCTTCTTCTCACCCTTAGGAACTTTAAACCCATACTTCGTATATAAACAAATATACTGTACAGAGTCCATCGGATGAGAATACATATTCTTTACTGGTTCCTGTTTATATATCCCTTTATTATTCTGCATCTCTGCATAATAATACCCACCAGCGAAACCTTCCCTTAAAGGTGTAAGAGATGGGTCAATAACCAATTTGTGTCGATCAAGAAACCAATCTACAGACTCCTTACGAACCTTAAACACATTCGTTGTTGCCGGATAACAGCGAATCCCCCTATCGCCTAGAATCGAATATGGTGTAGCTTTAACAAGCTTTGACCGTCCACCAGAGGGGTCACCTACTGCTGTAATCTTAAACCCCTGGTACTTCTTATTCAGTAGCGGTATTACTTCATCATCAGCGAATTCTTCAAGACTCTTATCTGAAGGATTCAAACACTCTAACAAATAAATAAATCCACCTGGGTGCAACTGAGCAAATACACAACCCGGATTCAACCCCCAATCGAAACCTAGTATCAGAGGCAACCCACGCCGGGGCACTAGAGGCTTTGCAGATACATGCAGCTTCTCACTAAAATTCGGAAATACCGGCTTTCCTTGCCTACTTATACCTCGTTCTAATCCAAGTTCAACCCTAAGAATATCATCCTTACCGCCATTAATCTGATTTTGATAGTAATCTGGCTTCAAATACCGTAGATTCTCAGCATCAGGATTAACTACCCATCTCCCTCCTTTACCACTCTTAGCATTCTCATCCTTCTCCCAATAAATCGCAGGCGGCTGCTCATACAGCTTATGCCCATCCGGCACATCGCCCGTATCAAACATCTCATACAGCCAATGTGTTGTAGCCCAAGCATTCGTATCAGCAATGATCCCATACCATGTCGGGCCATTGAAACCTTCATCAGGCTTTAGTGGGGGATACCGAGAAAGACGTTCTTTACAAGTTAAGAAAATCACTTCATCACAATATCTAACCTCATTAATAAAAATACCTGTGAATTCGATTGACTTTAATTTCTTAACATCATCTGCTTGGTCAAGTGCTAGAAAAATTACTTCACATTCAACAAACGTACCATCTTCTAGCTTTTGTTTAATGAACCCCGAATACGGAGGTTGCATATTAACATGACACATTTCATCAGGAATCCATTCCTGAAAAGTCTTAAGGGTGGTATTTTTAAGTTCAGGATATGTAGCACGTACAATACCCCATCTGCTCCTTCTTACACCCTTATATGGCTCTTGAGTGAACGCCCTGGACAGAATCTCCATGAGGCAACCAACAGTTTTACCACCACCTACAGGACCTAAAACTACACGGATAAGATCGTCATTATCGCGATGAAACAAAGAAAGAGTTGGTGAAGCTGTATAATTTATCGCATCTCCTGTCGCGATAGTTGTATCATGTAACTGCACTTCCTTTCCTTCCTTATCTCTACTTTTTACTCACTAAGTTTCATAAAACTCGCGGGTATCGCTGCTTGCTTTTCATTTACTTCCTTCTCCACTTTTCTTCCCTCTCCAAGATTTAGGTTTATCACCATCGGAGGCTTAGCATTATTAACATCGTCTTTCTTAGACTCTCCATACTGTTCTTTATCAAGTTTCATAGCCATCCAACGATAATGATCCGCGAGTTTTGACGCAAGTGAGATTTCTTCCTTTGTTCCACCCATAGCATTTCTTAATACCTCTTCAGCCTTGAAAGCAAAAGCATCACCGGCGTATTTGTACGCTTCCTGAACTTGCATTCTACGCCATGAGTTCTTGTTAACCCAAGTACGTAACGTGCGCCCTGAAATATCAAGCTGTCTAGCAATACCGAGTATGTTGATGCCATGCTCTATAAGCTCGCAGATTTTCTCTATCCCAACTTGCTCTAAATAGGCATCTGCGTCATAGATGCGCTGGTAAAAAGCACTGTATCGTTTCGGGTCAAACTGGCGCAAATAGAGCTGCGCCTGTTGCTCGTGCTCAGTTACAAGGTCTTGTCTATTCGGGATTTTAGCGATGGTGGAAGGCATACAGCGTGATTACATAGCAGAAAAAATTACGGGAGTCAAGAAAAAAATTTTATGGTTTATAAGCTAGGGGGTGTAGGTTTTAAGAAGTTTATATTAGAAGTTGTTTCTCTCGTTTGGGTTTTAAGAAATTTATAAGATGTGCTGTCGTGTAGGAGTTTAGCCCCCGCCCACAAAGTATAGGGGTATACTTGTATACAAGTCCGCATGGGGGTAGGGGGGTACCCCCCATCCACAAGTATACAAAGCAACGGCGCAGTAAAGTATACAATGCAGCATCCGCAAATAAGTATACAAAGCTACTGCGCGATTCCACGCGCCTTAGATGGCAGCGTGTCCGAGGATGGGTTTATGCGCAAAGCGCAAGACTTTCCGAAACACCATAACTAGCCAATTACACATTTCCACAAGTATACTTTTAGTGCAAAAAGAAGGGCCGCGACGTGGCGGCCCTTCGGAAAACTACTAACTCAAAACTCTACATCCCCTTCCCCTTCATCTGCTGCGACCTTGCGCGGACGATGATTGTACGCTCCCTCGATGCGCCAGACCCCAACGCCAGCCTTACCCTGTGCGTTATCGCCAAACGTCGCGCTAGCAGTCTCCGCATCCAAACTACGGAACGCCAAGCGAACGTTAGCATCCTGTGCGATACGCACGCACGAACCGCATACACGGCGCATACACTTATTCAAATCCTCGCCATCGTTGCATGGTACAAAGAACGCTCCGCCAACCGGTAACTCACGCACTACGTCATACTGCGAGCCAGTAGCAGCACGTTCTACCGCTTTTTTGGGCATAGTAACAGTCATAATCTGAAAAGCCATTGTAATTCCCTCGAATTAACGCGGCATGATTACCGCATGCAAAGTATAGCACAATGAAAGCCTAATGCAACTAAAATCTTTGGCATACTCTATGCATGGCCGCGCAGGTGCGCTTGTGTTAGGTTTTGAGTTCTGTTAGGGTAACGGTCGCGGCATAGTGCCGCGTCAATCTGAGGGATTGCCAATGTACCGCAGAGCCGATCTAACGCTAAGGGAACTATCCGATATGCTGCCAGCATCCGAAGGGCGCGATAGCGTCAAGTATCTCGACAGAGGGTTTCGTGATCTGGTAGAACGCCGCCACCAGTTACCAAGTGACGAGCGCGACAGTGAGGATTTTGGCGATATGCTGATAGCAAGTCGCCAAGCGTAAAAGATCGCATTGTATACTTTTTAGGGCCGCATATGCGGCCCTTTTTATTTTTAAACTTTTATACTTTTAGCTAAGCCATTGGTTTATAAAGATAAATTCGTAACCCCTTGATTCCTAGTGTTACTTTCAAGGCCATTTTCGGGGTTTCATTAACCCATTGATTTTCCATGTAACCTGAGTGGTGCGACAGGCGAATCGTACATTTTTTCGATCTGCAGCCCAATCAGGACGCGGGTTTCAACGAATTAGGGTTCCCATGTTACCTGAGCAAAACCAGTGAGAAAACATTTTACGAGAAATTCTTCACTTCTAAGGATCGTTTCCCTCGCCTACTAGGAACATATGTATACCTAGTAACAGCATATAGTTACTTACTCTTACATGGCGCCCTACGTAACTTTCGCCTCTCGCACCTATTCCCCCCTCTCGTTACAAATCCATTTCTGTGGATAACACCCCCCATTTTTTCGCCGCATGCACCTAGAACTAGCCATCAATCCCTAAAATTCGGAATAGTTATCCACAACCTAAAAAACTCGATCCAAAAAACAATACACACTAAAGCCTAACACCTGGGACACTATGACAATAAACACTATGACAATGCAGTTCGGAAAAGGGGATTGCATCGGGAGCGTTTTTCTGGTAAAATGCCAAGGCGCGGGTAAATCTACCCTAAAGCAAACAGCATGCCAATTGCATGCGCGCGAGTCGCGGCGGCCTGCGACACTTGGAAGATGAGGGAATGACAATGAACGATACAAGTGCAGAATTCAAGCCAGGGGATATATTAAAGATAAATTCTCACAAAAGTGAGAAGGGGGAAGGTTTATCGTATTCAGCTCAACATGTCAGAGTTCGAGAGTGGGGGAGCGTAGGCGGATGGGACGTCTATGAAGGATGGTCCCTGTATGATAGTAGTGATGTTGCATTTTATGGTTTTAGTGTTGTATCTATCAATGGGGGGAACGTACAATGAACAATGCAGTAGGCGACAATGTAAAAGCCAAGATTGCAAAACTTATGGCACTAGGCAAAGACCCTAGTGAAACCATCGTAAATGGTCAAGTCGGAACGGCTCTTGTGTTAGTTCAGAACAAGATTCAAGCGCGTGATGCTGAGTTTGGGAGAATGAAAACGGTTAGAACAGGTGGCCGTAGATTCGAAGATTCAGCATACAGTGCAGGTTCGAGTGCTGGTGATCGGGTAGGGCTGAATCGACCGCTAGAACAGAACGGGCAGAAAAGGATTGGGGGATAACTATGGCGACCCGTTGCTACAAACTGACGGCGCAAGATAACACAACAAGGAATGGCACTCTATGGGGTGCCGGTGTAACGCATGAAGTAGAAGCAAAGAATGTAGGAATGCTGCTTTGTACACCGTATTGGTTGCATGCGTATACATCGCCACTAGTGGCGATTCTGTTAAACCCAATCCATGCTAGCATCCAGAATCCGAAGCTTTGGGTAGCTTACGGTAGCGGCTTTCGGCGAGATGACAGGGGACTGAAAATAGGGTTTACGAAATTGACGACAGTCAAAGAAATTCCGGCACCGCAATTTACTACAACTCAAAAAATCGCGTTTGGGGTTTTATGCTCTCTTGAGATTTATAAAGAGCCAAACTTTGCGCAGTGGGCACAAAATTGGCTAAGCGGTAAAGATAGAAGTTATGATGCTTGTACTATTGCTGCTGATGCTGCTATTGCTGTTGCTGATGCTGCTGTTGCTGCTGCTGCTGTTGCTGCTGCTGTTGCTGATGCTGCTGTTGCTGCTGCTGCTGCTGTTGCTGCTGCTGATGCTGCTGCTGATGCTGATGTTGCTG